CTCTTCCGCCGGCAGAGAGTGAGCAAAGGAGTTTTGATTTTATTATTTAGTGCCGCCCCGGTGGCGCTGCCGGTTCTGCCTGCGCGAAGAGATTCGCGGCGGGCGCTGCCGCAGCAAGCTTCCCATTGTTAAAAAAGGAGGAAAAATGAAAAAGAAAAAACAAAAGAAAACAGACGCGGCGGGGAAATATACATTGCCTGCCGCCGGGCCGGGCATTTCATCCGGGCCATACGGCGGGGCGCAGCAGCTGCCCGCGGTGCAGACGATACCGTTTCAGCCGCTGCAAATACAGCCGGAGCCGATGCGGCCGCTGCCGCTTGCGCCGGGGTGCGAGCGCGGGGCCACATTTGAGCGAAGCGAAAATGGGGTAGCGAGCACGTTGCCCCCGGCGGGGGCAACGACCGGCCAGCGCGGTTTCGCACAGCGAAATGGAGCCGAATGGCGACAAGCGCCGGGTTGTTGGCCGCGGGGCCACGCTTGAGCGAAGCGAAAGCGGGGTAGGCCAAAACATCGGCCCCGGTGGGGCCGATGACCGCACGCGCGGTTTCGCCGCAGGCGAAACGGAGGCGTAAGCCGACGAGCGCCGGGGTGCGAGCGCGGGGCCAGCCGTGGAATAAAGGAACGTACCCCGGCAGACCCCGCGGGAATATGCGGGGCCACATTTGAGCGAAGCGAAAATGGGGTAGCGAAAATGGGGTAGCGAGCACGTTGCCCCCGGCGGGGGCAACGACCGGCCAGCGCGGTTTCGCGCAGCGAAATGGAGCCGAATGGCGACAAGCGCCGGGGTGTTGAGAAGGGCCGTGGGGCTGTGACTGAGCAGAGCGAAAGCGGGGCAGGCTAAAACATCGGTGCGGGGTGACGAAGTCATGGCTGCGAAGCGGACAACCGCACAGGGTGGTTTCGCGCAGCGAAATGCCGCGCCTGATTTTGCGCGGCAAACCCAAAAGGCGGGGCCGATGACCGGACGCGCGGTTTCGCCGCAGGCGAAACCGCGCTGACAAAAAACAGGCACGGCAGGGCCTCGTTGCGGCGCCCTGCCGTAATTTATATATTGGAGTAGATGAAGGGAGGAAGCTGATATAGACAACAGGATTTATGGATATATCCGGGTTTCAACCAGAGAACAGAACGAAGAACGGCAGGTCATCGCCATGCGGGAAGTCGGGGTGCCGGACAGAAATATTTATGAGGACAAACAGTCGGGCAAGGATTTTGACCGCCCGCAGTATAAAAAGCTGCTCCGAAAAATAAAAAAAGACGATCTGCTCTATATCAAGAGCATCGACCGTCTGGGGCGCAACTACACAGAAATTTTGGAGCAATGGCGGTTCCTCACCAAAGAAAAAGGCATTGATATTGTGGTGCTGGATATGCCCCTGCTGGACACCCGGAGGGGAAAGGATTTGCTGGGTACTTTCCTCAGCGACATTGTACTGCAGGTGCTGTCCTTTGTAGCGGAAAACGAGCGCACCAATATCCGCCAGCGGCAGGCAGAGGGAATTGCGGCGGCAAAGGCCAGGGGGATTCGGTTCGGCCGGCCGCCCAAACCGCTGCCGGACGGTTTTCATCAGGCATACCAGCAATGGAAAAGCGGTGCGCTTACAGGTACGGCGGCGGCCCGAATGTGCAAAATGCCGTTGTCCACGTTCCGCTACCGGGCAGAGATTTACGAAAATGTCCGATTGTTGTAACAGATACCTTTTTACAAAAAAGTGTACCTTTTTGTAAGGCCCGATGCGGCAGCCAAAACAACAACTATAATCTTGAAAAGAGTCGTTTTTTATGCTATCGTAATACTAAAAGATGTTTGTATGTATTAGACAAAAAGGTTACACTTTTTGATAAGGAGGGCCATGCTGTGGGAAACATATCCGGAAATACACAGTATGAAAGCAACAACACTGTATGTACAGATACGATTTGTAAGAAACTGAAAATGATATTTTCAGTATTATTTTTTGCTCTGCTCTGCATTCTGGGGCTTCTTGTTTCATCCACTTACAGTATCCTCGTCAACTGCACCGCGCTGCTATGCCTGCTGCTGTTCCTGATTGTTGGCGGCAGGCTGGCGGACCCAATCGACCGGCTCTCTGCAAAGAAATTCAATGCCCTGTTTGTTTTATTGCTGGGTTCCGCTTTTGCAGTGAGCATTTATCTGGCATATGAAATGCGAATTCATCTGCCGGGAGATACAGACATTATTTTTGCTTCCGTTGCCGACTTATTGCGTGATGGAAAGCTGAATGAAGCCAATCCGCGCATTGACGCGATGCATTATCCCGGGCTTGGGCTTTATACGAACAATGACTATTTCTGCCGGTACCCCAACAACATTGGCCTGTTGATGCTTTATGCAGGTGTGTACGCCTTTGGCGGGAAAACGGGGCTCCCCGCAAGTACGGATGCGGGACATTTGCCGGCAATTGTTATGACCTCTTTGGCGGTGGCCGTGACCATACTTCTGGTATGCCTTTGCATTAAAATTGTATTTAAGAAAAACAGCTATGCGCTGTTTACACTGCTTTTATGCTATGCTTTCCTGCCCTTTGTTTTCAGTATCCCGAATTTTTATACCGATCTTTGGGTTTTGCCTTTTACGGCAGGCGGGGTTTATTGTTACTTAAGCAACAAATTTTCCGCCGCTCCAAAGGGATGGCGCGGTTTCCTTGCCGGGCTGCTGCTTTCTGTTGGTGTGCAAATGAAGATAACAGCGGCCATTGGGTTTGTTGTGATCGTGCTCGATCTGCTTTTGGGCAGGCATGTGCATCGATGGAAAAACCTTGCTTTATTATTCCTTGGCTTTTTTCTTTTTTTATTCGCTTTTACAGCATGGTACCGATACAGCGGTATCATAGATTTTACCAGAAGCGATGAAATCGGCGCGCCGTGGAATCTCTGGCTTTTGTTTGGGAGCCATGATACCGGCGGCGGCACAGAAATTTATAAGGATATGGCCTTTGCGGCTGCGTTCCCGACAATGGAAGAACGTTCGGCTGCAATTTGGAAGCGCATCTTTGAGAATTACCGGTCGTACTCTTTTTCTGAATTTCTGGAATTGCTCCGCAATAAACTTCTGTTTGCCTGGAATAACAGCATGTTCGAGAGCAGCGAGTATCTGCTGTGGCCGATCGATTCAAATTGGACGTTTTATATAACACAGCCGCAATTTCTGCCCACACAGCTGATACGCGCTTACAGCACCATTTATATGCTGTTTTTATATGCTGCGAATATCCTGAGCGCGGGCGTTGCACTGTTTCGGAAGAAAATAAATTTTACATTTATTCCCAACCTTTTCGTTTTCGGAACGATGCTCTATCTTCTGATATTTGAGAATGCGCCCCGCCGTGCGATGATTGCGGTTCCATTTATGATATACAACGTAATATTTTTATTGTCGCAATGGCGTGACAAGCCGGACGGTGCTCAATTGGCGGAGCGCTTTCGCATGCGCATCCATAAAAACTGAATTTTGGTTTTACATTGTGACAGGAGATGGATTGCTTTAAAGGGAGAAATCTTTGTACAAAGGGCAACAGGGAATGAAATAGGATTCACGCTTGTTTTTTTACAGCTCATATATAGCGTGTTCACAGCCGCAGCGGTTTTCCGCTGCGGCTTTTTCTTTTGGCCGATTCCGGAAAACCGGACGCGCGGGAGCGTACAATGGGGATAGGGTGAGCGGGGCGGATGACAAGACGACGCGCACAAAATGATATTTTCGGACTTTGTCAACGCCCCGCCGTCCGAAAACGGGGGGCTGCGCCGGTTTTTGCGCAGAAAAAACCGGATTGAAAACGAGGAGGGCCGGGGTTTTGGCCGGGGGACCGCGCTTGAGCAAAGCGAAAGCGGGGCAGGCCAAAACATCGGCCCCGGTGGGGCCGATGACCAGCTGCGCGGTTTCGCGGAGCGAAATGCGACCGAATGGGAGCAAGCGCCGGGGTTTTGCCGTTGGGGGGCTGGCGCGGCGGAGCCGTGACGGGGACGGCAAAATAGCGGCCCCAGTGGGGCCGGTAACCGGCTGCGCCGGTTTTTGCGCAGCAAAAACCGAGTTGAAAACGAGGAGGCGAGCATACGAGCGCGAAAACTGCAAAAAGCGACAACAGCAAAACAGCGGTGCGGGGCGGCGAAGCCGGGGCCGCGAAGCAGACGGCCGCACAGGGGGATCTCACGCAGCGAAATGCCGCGCCCGCTTTTGCGCGGCAAACCCAAAAGGCGGAAGGGCCGCACGCGCCCGTTCCGGCTTCGCCGCAGCGGGACGCGGCCGAAGGGGGGCAGGCGCGGCGCTCCCCCGCGCCGGACGCTGACGCCGCCTGTGCACAGAGCGCGCAGGAGCTGCTGCAGGCGGCGGCGCGCGCGGCCGTACAGATGCTGGTGCGGACCGTGGACGACGAAAACGCCACGCTGCCCCAGCGGATGGACGCGGCAAAGACCATACTGGACCGCGTATACGGCAAGGCCTCGCAGCCCATTGAAGGGAACGGCGGCGCCGCGGTACAGGTCGTAATGTCAAAAGAAGTACGGGAGCTGATGGGCTGATGCAATGGGACATCGGGAAGCCGAACCCGAGGCAGATCGAATTTTTTAAGGCGCGCGCACGCTTTATCGCATACGGCGGGGCGCGCGGCGGCGGCAAAAGCTGGGCGGTGCGCAAAAAAGCCGCCGGGCTGGCGCTGTCTTACCCGGGCGCCGGCATTTTGATCGTGCGCCGCACGTTCCCGGAGCTGCGGGAAAACCATATCCTGCCGATGACGGCGGACCTTGCGGGCGTCGCCCGGTACCGGGACGCGGACAAATCCTTCACGTTCCCCGGCGGCAGCCGCATCGTATTCGGTTATTGCAGCAGCGAGAGCGACGTGCTGCAATACCAGGGGCAGGAGTACGACGTTATTTTTATGGACGAGGCCACGCAGTTCACGGAGTTCCAGTTCACCACGCTGACGGCATGCCTGCGCGGAGCCAACGACTTCCCAAAGCGCTTTTATCTGACCTGCAACCCCGGCGGCGTGGGGCACACTTGGGTGAAACGGCTGTTTATTGACAAGCAGTACAAAGCGTCGGAACGCCCGGAGGATTACTTGTTCATAGCCGCAAACGTATATGACAACCACGCGCTGATGGAACATGACCCGGACTATGTGCGGATGCTGGAAAATCTGCCGGAGGAACAGCGCAAGGCGTGGCTGCTGGGACAGTGGGACATCTTCGAGGGCCAGTATTTCGCGGAGTTTGACCGCGATATCCATGTGTGCAGGCCGCACGGCATACCGGCGCACTGGCGGCGTTATGTGACGCTGGATTACGGCATGGACATGCTGGCGGCGCTTTGGATGGCTGTGGACGAGCAGGGGCGCGCCGTGGTGTATAAGGAGCTATACGAGGGCCGGGACAATGGCAAGGGATCCAATAAACAGGGCCACATCATCAGCGAGGCGGCGCGGCGGATGCTGGAGGTAAACGGTGATGACGATATATACACATGGCTGGCACCGCCGGACCTGTGGAACCGAAGGCAGGACACGGGGAAAAGCGCGGCGGAAATATTTTTTGAGAATGGCGTCGCACTGACAAAGACCGGGAACGACCGTGTGGCTGGATGGCTGGCGGTGCGGGAATTTCTGGCTTTGCGGCCGGACGAGCAGGGCGGAACGTCTCCGGGGCTGCGCATCTTCGACACCTGTATAAATCTCATTCGCACGCTGCCCGCCCTGCGGCACGACGAGAAAAAGCCGGAGGATGTGGCAAATGAGCCGCATGAGCTGACGCATGCACCGGATGCGCTGCGTGGGTTCTGCACCTATTGGAGCACAGCGGCGCAGGCTCCCCAAAAACAGACACACGATATCCTGCGGGATGATTTCAGCATAAAGAAGCCCATGGCGGGACCGCTGGGGCAAGGAGGGAAATATCATGTTATCTGACGTTTTAACGTTTGTTCTGGCGCTGGCGGTATGCGGTATGGCGGCGCTGTGCGTATACTGCTACCGCCTCGGGCTGCGGGACGGTATGCATGTGCAGGAAGGAATAGCTCCGGAGCCTGCGAAGATGCCTGTTAAAGCTACGGTAAAGCGCACGGACAAATATAACACGATTCTGGCGAACATCGACGCATATGACGGGACCGGGAAAGGCCAGAGGGTGGTTAAATGATGCAGGAAAAAGAGTGTACGGACATCTGGCGCAAGTACCAGGCGGGCAAGGACCATCACAACAAAGCGAACATGTACACGCTGACGGAAAAATGCCACCGCTTTTACGAGGGCGACCAGTGGCACGGGCTGCAGTCCGGAGATGAGGAATTACCGGTGCTGAACTTTATCAAGCCCATCTGCCGGTACAAAATTGCCATGGTAGCGATGAACGATACGGCGATCATATTTTCTCCAATGGATGACGACCCGCAGAAAGCCGAGATTTGCGACGCATTGACGGAGTTCGCGGCGGCGCAGTGGGAAAAGGGCAAACTGGACAGCAAGAAATGGGCCGTTGTGAAAAATGCTTGCATCACGGGAGATCATTATCTGTACTGCTTTGATGACCGAAAGCCGAGCAACAGCGTAGTAACAGACATGACGCCACGGCTGAAAATGAGGCTGATTGATAAGACTTCGCTGTATTTGGCCAACGAGCAGGAGCCGAACCTGGAAGAACAGGAATGGATTATCATTGCCGAGCGCGTGCCTGTGGACAGCGTGCGTAAACAGGCGAAGGAAAATGGGATAAACGAAGCGGATATCCGTATGATCGTATCCGATGAAGCGGACGAAACGCAGTTAGGCGTTACGAGTGCCGACGAGGTGCAGACGGACAACGGGAAATGCACAAGCCTGTTGTTCATGCGCAAGACAACAGATGGCATGGAGTTCTGCCGTTCAACGGAGACCGTTATTTACCGGCCCATGGAGAAAATCAACGGTTTGGACGTTTACCCGGTGTGCGGCATGCGCTGGGAAGAAAAAATGGGCAGCGCCCGGGGCGTGGGCGTTGTGGAAACGCTGATTCCGAACCAGATCGAGGTGAACCGCACGCTGGCGCGGCGGGCCATCTGCGTGAAGCGGTACAGCTTTCCCACGGTGGTGTACGACCAGGACAAGCTGCTGCAGCCGGAGAGCCTGGGCACAGTGGGGGCAAGCATCGGTGTGAAAAACCTGAACGCGAACCCGGTGGGCAGCTTTGTGCAGTATCTGAACCCCGCGCCCATCAGCGGCGACGCGGCGAATTTACAGGCCGAGCTTGTGGGCACCAGCCGGGAGCTTGAAGGAGCAAGTGAATCAGCCACTGGACAGGTAGACCCAACAAAAACCAGCGGCGAGGCCATCAAGGCGGCCCGCGACCAGAGCGCCATGAACCTGAACGAACAGAGCGCGGCATATAAGCAGTTCGTGGAAGACCTGGCGATGATCTGGTACAAGCTGTGGGTAGCGTATTCTGTACAAGGATTGAAACTGGACAACGGCGTTTTGATTTCGAACGCTGACCTTCAAAATCTGGACATTGATATCAAAATCGACATTTCGCCCATCGACCCGTACAGCGTGCTTTCCCGCGAACTTTCGCTGGAAAACGCGCTGGCGCAGCAGCATATCACATTTGAGGAATACGTGGAGGCGCTGGACGACAATTCCGGCGTGCCGAAGGACAAGTTCCAGGCCATTTTGGACAGGCGCGCACAGGCGCAGCAGGAGGCCGCGCAGGCGATGCTTGCTATGGGCGTGCCGAATGGTATGCCCGGCACGGGAATGGGCGCACAGGGAGTTGCAACCGCATCTCCTGTAATGACGGCAGGAGAGGGGATGATGCAAAATGCTATGCCCATTGTGTAAAACGGAGATGCGCATTTCCGGCAGCCGAACAAAAGCCGAGGGCGACAACAGCCCGGACACCGCTACCAAAGTATACATAGAGCAGGACCTTACCTGCACGAACGCGCAATGTGCGAACCACGGTAAAATCGTGGAGCAGCGGCGGGCGTATCTAATCGGAGGCGAGCCGGGCGAATAGCCCGCGCTTCAAATAATTCGCAGGCAACGCGGAAAAATCCAATCGCTTTCCAAGCGTAAAAAGGAGAAAAATGGACGAGAACATGAACACTACAGAAGCGCAGGTACAGGAAAGCGCCGTGCCTGACGCAGAAGCCGTTGCCGCAGAAGAAAACGCAGCGGCATCCAAGCCTGAAACTTCGGTGGAGAATGAAACAGGCGCAAACGAGGCTGAACCCGCCAAACAGCCGCAATCTCCGGAAGAAAACGCAAGGTTTGCCGCCATGCGCCGCCAGCAGGAGGCACAGCAGCGGGAAGAACAGATTTTCCACGAACTCGTAGGAGACGCGGTCAACCCGAATACCGGAAAGCCGTTTGCATCCAAGGCGGAATTTGTCGCGTGGCGCGACGAAATGGCAACACGCCAGCGCGCACAGGCTGCGCAGATGGAGCCGGAGGCTTTCAAGCAGCTTGAAGCGCAGCTTCGTGAGCAGATTAAAGCCACAGACCCGGAGATTCGGGCGCAGGCAGAAGAATTGCAGCGACATCGGCAACGGGAAGCACAGGAGCAGTTTTCAAATGATCTGAAAGCCATCCGAAAAGCATACCCGGACGAGAAAGCCAAAAGCGTGGACGAGCTGGGCGTTGAATTTTTGAAGCTGTGCGCGAGCGGCATCAAACCGCTTGTGGCCTATGAGGCCATCCGGGCCGAAAAAGCGCGCAGCACGCAGAACCCGCCCAGTATGGGAGATGTAAAGCCGACATCTTCCGGAGAAAAAGAGTTCTTCACGCGCGAAGAAGTGGCAGCGATGGACCAGGCGACGGTAAGCAAAAATTACGAAAAAATCAGAAAATCCATGGGAACATGGAAGTAAAGGAGGAGTTTTAAACTATGGCATATCAGAATTTTATTCCCACCGTATGGGCGGAGGCGATCAACCGGGAGCTGGAAAAAGCGCTCGTATATGCAGAGGGCTGCAACCGCCAGTATGAGGGCGAAGTAAAGGCGATGGGAGACACGGTACGCATCCTTGGAGTGGGAAAGCCCACCATCACCACAACCACTGACAAGGCGATCACACTGAGCGACCCTGAAAACGTGGATGACACCAGCGTGACACTTGCCATCAGACAGATCAGCTATTTCAACTACAAGGTAGACGATATCGACAAGCGGCAGGCTGTGGGCGGCGTGATGGAGGCGCTGAACAAGGAGGCGACTTACGGCCTTGCGGACGAGATGGACAAGCACA